GAATTTTCTGCCGACAAACTTCTGGAGTAGAAGACTTGACTGCCTCAAGACCCATGACCTTCAGCTTGGGTTCACTATAACTTACACCCTCATTATTATAGACGTTCAGAACATATCTCTTCTTTGCCGTCCACAAACCCTTGGATGCAATGACTTCTCGCCCCATTACCATCTTTTGAGCATACGCATTCATATAATCCGCAAGCTCGTCATAACATTTATCAATATAAGGCTCTAGCTTTTCCGAACAAGCCTTGTCCAAAAATTCCACCACCATTTTCGCTTCAGCTTTCTCCACACCCCCACCAAATACCACCTTAACAAGTGGATCGAGATTAACATATATGCTATCAGTATCAGCAGCAAGAATATAATCCGCATCATCCGTCCCCAAGAGAGTATTCAAATATTTATTCATTTTACTCTCTATCCAACGAATCGAAAGCTGGCCAGCCTTGGTCACTGCTTCCGCAATACGAAGATCATAGAACCTGAAGTATTGATTGCCTAATGCCCCATAGGCACTATTCAACTGAACTTTTCGAGCAAGCTGATCATTATTGTGCTTGGAAATCAAATTCAGATACTTCTGCCTTTCTTCTCCCGTTGTACCTTCTGCCAACTGCTGACATTCGAGCATCTTCTTCTTTGAAGACTTTCTTTTATTATAAAGATCCTCCAAAATCTCAGGAAAAAATCCCTGTGAGTCGCGCTTAAAAAACATAATATTCGGCGTGACCGTAAGATCATCCCGCTTCAACAGTGACGTATCAAACTCCTTCTCAATGATCTTGTCATAAGAGGCAATGGTATCCCAAGGACCACGTTTCAACGATTGAACAAGATCTTCGTTTACCTTATCCTCTGTAATCAACTTCTCTGGACTCAAGTTATACTGCATCATCAGGTGAGGATACAAAGAGTTCAAATCAAACGAAACTACCCAATTATGAATCCCAACTTGAGGTTCCTTGACATAGGCACCTTCAAACTGAACATCCTTATCGGTATGTTTTCGCGGAGGAATCACGATATTCTTCTTGCGAAGATGATGATAGCAAAGGCTATCCCACATACGCACCTGCGAAAACACATCACCCAAATTAACCTTGGCCGAATACGCAAGTGCGACTGCCATCTCAATCAACTTCATCTTGTTTTCAAGACGATCAACAAGCTCTACGTCCTTTACATTGTACTCAATAAACTTATGGTAATCTCGCTTGTACAACGTATGCAAACTACCAAACTCAGAATACGAGAGCTTTCGTTCACCCAGTTCTACATTTGCAATATAGTCAAGACGATAACTTTCGCGGTTTGTATAAGTAAACTTCTTATACATATCAAGATAATCTAGAGTAGCAATGCCACTCAGATCAACACTGATTTGGTCTTGACCAAAACCAGATTTAAACTTTCTTATAAAAGCATAGTTCCAAGGAGAAAGTCTTCGCGCAGTTTTTTCGTCATGTAGACGACAAAGGCGATTGTAGAGATAGGGAATATCGAATCCGCTTACATTCCACCCAGTAATAATATCAGGCTTATACTCAGCCAAAACATGAAGGAAATTGTCAAGTAAATCCACTTCGCCATCACAAGACACATATACAATCCCGCGAGCTTTAAGAGTATCTTCAATTTTGCAGCCATCAGGTTCTCCATATCCAAATACATAAAATGCATCATTAAATTTAACCGCAATTGAAATAACAGGAGAGGCAGCACTTTCTGCATGAGGAAACCCCTCATCCGACGCAACCTCAATATCAATATTGGCAACCACCAACTTATTGAAATCATATTCAATCTCATCAGGATACTCATCACCGATGAAAGTGGATGCAAAGTTATCATTTCCAAAAATCTTATAGTTGGCCACATCCTTGTAGCGTTCTATAAAATCCCGAGTCTCACGAAGATCACCGGGCTTAATGGAATTGACGTTCATACCCTCTAGGGTCTTATACTTTGATTCTTCTTTGGTAGGAACAAATAGGGTAGGCGAATATCGAACCTTCTTCTGAAAGCGTTCTCCAATATCATCAACGCCGCGAAGGAAAATCTGATTCCCAACGACTTTCACATTTGTATAAAAACTCATAATATATTTCCAACCTTCAATAAAAACTATCTATTTTCGCCACAGCTCAAAATGAACAAGATCCATAAAGGTCTGATCCGTTAAATCAAAATCTTGATCCCAATCTCCGCCCCATCTCAAGGGAATTTCCTTTTCATGTGCCACGCCTCGGACAAACGATCCAAATGCCACAAACCTTTCTCGGTCATTCCAATCAATAGGATAAGGTGCCACATCAACACCAAAAGAAGGATTCAGATTATGACGAGAATTTGGATATTGAACCCGAGAAAATCCTGTTCGACACAATTCATCCTGCCGTTCTTTGCTTCGATGTCCTTCAAGCACAGTGCAATCATAAACCTTCACAACTTCCATAAACAATTCTTTGAGACGAGAATCACAAGATGAAAGTTTATTTAAACTTCTCGGACTAAAAGATGCCATTAACATATACCTCACAAATACCAAAGGGGGAGCTTGGCTCCCCCTTTGTGAACGGATATTAAGAATTACTCATTCAGAATCTGCGGATCATTCACAGCGCCATTATTCAAATGAATCTTCCGTGGCTTTGCAGTCTCAGGAATTTCATTCCTGAGCAAAACTTTAAGAAAACCATTATCAAACGTAGCACCCGTAACAATAATCGTAGGACTCAATGTCCACGACCGCTTGAAATTGCGCTCTGCAATTCCCTGATGGAGTAGTTTCTCTCCTCCACCAGAAGCACTATGATCCTTGAGCGACTCAACCGTCAGCTTGTCATCCTGAACGGTTACTTCAATCTCTTCCTCCGAAAAGCCAGCAATCGCAAGCTCAATTCGGAACTCAGAGTCATTCACCCTAACAACATTATAAGGCGGATATGTTGGGGCTTGTACTGTTCCAACACCCGTTGAAATCAGCCGATCAAAAATTTGATCAAACCCAACAAGAAGCGGGTCGTTACGCAGATCGTTAAAAATACTAGTCGGTACTAATCTTGTCATTTTATTTCTCCTTATTATAAGCAAGATTTTTATTCAACAAACCCAAACTTTGGCATTTGTTAAATCATATTATAGCACGTTTTCACCATTAGTCAAGTCTTATCTTCATTTTTTCTAATTTCTTCTGCAACATCCTTTGCAATTAAAGTGAGAGCCCATTTTCCATTATAGGTCATCGGCTTCCCAACTTCATTTGACGATTCAAAAGCAAACTTACGACCCTTGACGCGAGAAAAGAATTTGCCCTTTGCATCTCCAAATACTGGTTTACCAACAACCACAGTTTTTAAAAACCCAGGAAAGGCATCTTCTCTTTTTGATGTTCCTATTAGATAACCAGCCTTCCCATGAGGAATACTTAACACGCTATCTTGATCATAAAGCCGACCCAACTTAACCAAATCTTTTTCTAGTTGACCATCATCAGAACCTTCGATCTCGTAGTTGGCAACGAAAAAAGATTCTTCGCCGACTTCTTTTTCATTTTCACTTTTAAAATTTTCAATGTAACTACCCTTGACCTTAATCACAGAATAGTTTTTATTGATAAGATAGGCAAGCACCTTTTTATTCCTATCTTTATTTTGAGCCTTCGTCAAATCTCCACGAAAAGCCGTAACCGCACCAACCGAATACTTTTTAGTCTTTTGGTATATACGATTAAGACTAGCCTCGACAAGATTTTCATGTACATCTTCTATCATTTTTTATTTCCTATATTATACTTGGTAACTAAATTCCAGACACTCTTATCTTTATGTGTAATTATCTTTACCTGACCAATAGGGACCACAGGATCGACGCTCTTCTTTGCATCAACTAAACTCAATAAACCCCACTCTGCCAATAAATTCACAATGGTATTTCTACGACCAAGATCGTTTTTATTAAAATTAGTCACCCTGCCATCTAAAGCAAAAAGCTCCTTAAAATGAACAATATAATATTTGCCACGCTTGTGCAAAATATGACATGATTGAAATAGGGTCTTTTCCTTGCGACTGGCAATACCAATTCGGGTAAGGGTTTCTCTAATCTTTAGAAAATCTTCATCATCTGTTAATTCAACTTCGGCTAATGAATCTAAGTCAACTGATAAATAATCCTCATCATCTTTTTTTTCGTCTCCCATTTTGAAGTCCACCTCTCTTCAATCGTTTATGAATAAGAGATAGTTGTTCACCCGTCAACACCTTCGCAATCTCGTGAGCCTTTTTATAATTACACGAATAATACTCTTTAATCGCATCAATGTCTTCGTTCTTTTCGGGCTTCAACCATCTCGAAAACCGCTTATTTCTCCTAATACTATTTAGGAGATAATCATTCTGCAAGCGGGTTTCAAGATGCCCCCGAAGGTTAACTTCGTTTGCATGAAGCACTGTGTCCTGAAAATAAGACAAACTACGATTTACTACAAAGGGCGCATATTCCTTTTCTGTTAACGGATCTTCCTCCATTAAATTTTTCTTGCTCACGTTAATTGCTGTAAGAAAATCGCCCAACTTTGCCATTACATGTCTCCTCTGGGCCAGACGATTTCTCGATCTCTTCCAATATGTGCAGATACCTGATGACCTTCCAACTTTGGAACCTCATACCAAATCGGAATATCATTCTCTTCAGCAAACTTATGCTCAATGACAGTACCATGACCATCTTCCCAACCGGGAACAAAGAAGATATAATCACACTTTGCGATCACTGCAAGATCAGACTCAATCACGTCATCATATGTAAGAAGACCCAGATCATATGCCCATTGGTCATTTTCAATAGGCGAAATAACTGCATAACCCTTCTTCATGAATAGCAAACTATAGTATCGCAAAAGATTACGATTCTTATCCTGCTCTTTTTGGGGAAGGGTGTCCCCATTACTAAACAGCCCAGCCACATATACAACAGGTTTATTATTACTCATATCCCACTTTTTACTCATTTCTATACACATCTCCATTTTGTTGCCACTTCTGATCTTCATATTCAGAAATCTTTCTGCGATACAACTCCAGTTTGGCACATTCCAGGACGCCAATCACCTCATTATATTTTGCATAGTTGGGAGTATGCCCCAACCATGCATTAAGAATTTTGGTGATCGTGTAATTGAGATTGCCTGGATTGCCTAAGTCTACATCCTTGTCAATAGGCGCCAGCAACATCGCCACAAGGTTATCAATTTCTGGATCCAGTTCCATTCGTATAAATTTATCAATGTACGGCATTATTTTGATTCCTTCTTTTTTCTTATAATCGTTTTAGTTCGGGACTCTTCTCGCGCAACGAACATCTTCTCTTGAGTAATCGCCAGATCCATAATCTTCTTCTGGTCATCCCGATCCAAATTCAAAAACAGTTCACGAACAAAGGCGGTGTGATGGACCTTTCCAATCGTATAACACGGCCCGTTGATGCCATCAATTATATTTGCCACAGACGTTTTACGCACCACCCAGGATAAATCTTGTGCAACGTCGTCTGGAATCCAAGCGAGGTATGCTTCCCTTGCAAGTTTTTTATTATGTACCGCCGTCTGTCTCTTCGATATTCCCTTATGTCCGATCATTGTTATGCGGCTCTCTTATCCTGAAGATCACGTTTACTCAAAACGTCATCATTATTATCAATCCAATTGATCGTTGGAGAATTACTATAATGATTTTTAAAAATATACCAAGCATACACCATCATGCCAGTATTATATTTTCCATCATCTCGCAATTCATCTCCCAACATAGGATAACGAGTAAACACATAAACCTTTTCTAATCCATATTCTGTATCATTGTATATATTATCGTATCGCTTTTTTCCATGCAAATATGAAAGTGGCAACAATAGAGCAAACTTTCTAAGAGCAACTTCTTTAGATTTTTGAACAAACTCAAATGCCAAAGAAAAGGGTGGATTGGTTATGATGTAATCGTAAGTATTATTCTCTGTAAGAAAATCCTTTTCTTTATCATAAGAAGTAATCAAACCCCCGTCCCATTTCTCACCCAAAACCTTTGTGATAGCGCCGCTGCCACACGCAGGTTCACAAACTGTTGTAGATTCATATTCAAAAAGGTCTAATTCTAACAAATGTCTTGTTATGCTATAAGGTGTTTCATAGAAATCAGATTTCTTGCGCTGACCCTTAACATTATTCGCACTAAAATTTTTACCCTTCATCGCGCAATATTCTCCTAATAACCTTTACGGACATACTATATATTTTATCAAAAATATCATTCGGTGTAAATGCTTCTTCTTGAACATAGATAGTAGCTAGTTGTTTTGAATTAAATGTATAATCAACATTTCGCGGATAATACCGGGTCATCGCATCGAGACGACCATCAATCAACTCACGATCTTGTTTGCTAATATACGGCATTAGACTTCTTCCTCCTTCATAAAAAGAATACCACTCTCGGCACTATATCCAGACGAAAGATACTTCGCCCAATAATCATCAGCATCTTCCATTTCTTCT